AACTTTCGTACTACCCAAGAGTTGATGTCACTATGGGTTACACCTCAAGGTGTACCTGCCATTGAATTAGTATTCAACATTAACCTTGATGGTGTCATGGTTAAGGGTGCACTTGACCGCATGATGGAACTACCTGACGGCAACCTTGTGGTGCTGGACATTAAGTCTGGTGCACGTATGCCCTCGTCAGACTTTCAGTTGGGTATCTATGCGGTAGCCATGGAGGAAGTGTTCGGTGTACGTCCTAAGTATGGCGTATACTGGGATGCACGTAAGGGTGCAGTATCAGAGTTAATCAACCTAGATAAGTGGACACGTGAAGCCGTGTCAGAAATCGTGGGAATGTTTGACAAGGCACGAAGGGCTGGTATCTTTATACCTAACTTTGACCACTGCAAGATGTGTAATTTTACTAACGATTGTAAGTATCAGAATGGAGATAAGTAATGGAAAAGAACTACGTTGTAAACGTAAAGACAAGCAAGGGCACAATCATCACAGCACGTGGTGACAGTGCCGAAGAGTTAATCACTAACGTCAATGCTCTCATTGCACAGGGTGGACCTGATGCAATCAGCACACTGGAAGAAGCATTTACTGGTGTATCAGCACCACGTGTACTAGCAACTGACCCAGTGGCTATTGTTCAGGCATCTCTAGGTGGGGAAGTTGTTGCAGAAGTACCAGCGTTTGCACCTAAGGCACCGCCAGTACAGGCATCAGCACCTAGTGGTAGCGATAAGATGTGCATTCATGGTGCAATGGTTAGACGTACAGGTACAGGTGCTAAGGGAGAATGGCGTGCATTCTTCTGCCCAACACCTAAGGGCACACCAGACCAGTGCTCACCAACGTTTGCTAACCGCAACACACCAGAGTGGAACAGTTTCTAGCAACATCGGGTGCTAGGAAACCATAACTAAATATAGGTTTGTCCTGCTGGAGGGGAAGCCAGTCAGTACAAATAGGGATGTAGGTCCGAAAGCCTACATGTGGTGCAAGTCCACACATCCCACGCTTAACAAGGAGGAACAATGAAAACATTAAGCCGTTCGGTAGGACGTTCAGACATTGGTGGCGAGCCAATGCCGTCAGTCTTTCGTACGTTTGAACAGAATAAGATTATCTTTAGACGTTCAGAGGTATCGTTAATTGCTGGCACACCTGGTGCAGGTAAGTCAACACTTGCTCTAGCACTAGCCTTGCGTATGCAAGCACCAACACTGTACGTATCAGCAGATACCAATGCTCACACCATGGCAATGCGTTTGTATTCCATGATTGAGGGTGTGTCACAGACAGATGCAGAGAAGATTATCTCAGAGCAACCTGAGTTAGCCAAGGAAAAGTTGGCACAAGCACGACACATCTACTGGTCATTTGATTCATCACCTAGTTTAAACGACTTGGATGATGAGGTTACTGCACTTGAAGAAACGTTGGGCGATAGTCCTGCACTGATAGTTGTTGACAACTTGATGGACATTAACATGGATGGTGGTGAAGAGTTCGGTGCGATGCGTAGTGCGCTCAAGGAACTTAAGTATCTGGCACGTGATACGAACGCCGCCGTTGTAGTGCTACACCATACCAAGGAAGGATATTCTGGTACGCCATGTCAACCTAGGTCAGCAGTCCAAGGAATGGTTAACCAACTACCAGCCCTCATTCTTACGGTGGGACAACAAGACGGAATGCTTGGTGTTGCCAGTGTCAAGAACCGCTATGGTAAGGCTGACCCTTCGGGTAATAACCCAGTGTGGTTGCAGTTCTTGCCAGAGTATATGTTCATTGCAGACCTAGAGGATGCACGATGAATAATACATGCATTGCCTGTGGCTACGATGCCAAGGTAACTATGGTTTTAAGGAAGTATAGCGATTACAAAGTACTGCCAGAGATAGAGCCTAAATCTTTCTGTTTGCATTGTATGCACGACATCAGCAAGGCATACAGCAATTTACGTGACAATGATTTTGCTGGAATTAGTTTAGGTAGTGAGCAGTGACCTTTGATTACGTAGCATCTATGACTGAGGGTCACAAGTATGGTGACATAGTTGCAGAACGCTTACGTTTAAACGGTGTACGTTGTACCGTACCTGACCTGTACATAGTGCAGTCACGTGAAGAGATACCAGAGATGACAGCCACCGAGAAGGATATTATCCTTGATGATTCAGGTGAGTGCCTTGAGGTTAAGTCACGCAACATAGAGTTCACTGAACTAAAGGATTTCCCTTGGGGCAACATCATAGTTGACACTGTGTCAGGGTATGAGGCTAAGTTGCAGAAGCCATACGCATACGTCATGGTATCTACCAAGACTAAGGGTATGTTTGGACTACTCACATCTACAAAGGACAAGTGGGTAGGTAAGCAACTGCACGACAAGTACCGTGGGCATGACGATAACTTCTACGTTGTTGACATAGAACATTGCATACCATGGGAAGAACTTGTAGTATTCATAAAGAACTTAGAGGATGAACAATGGTGGAATGGCTGATTATATTAGGGCTTGTTGGTATACTCGCACTACTTTTATACATGGACAGAGATGATTACTAGATGGACAGCAGACACATATCTCGTGTGTTCTATGACGGGGAACAGTACGTATCCTTCTATGAAATCATTAAGGTTATCCGTGACATAAGCGATGACTTCTGTGAGCAGGACTTCCACGAAGCGTGCAGTGCACTAGAGTGGGTGGCTGAACAGTTACAGTTTGCAATGATAGCCGATGGGATTAGAAATGAACAAGTCTAAGATTAAAGGTACACAGGCAGAGACAGCCGTAGTTAACTGGCTTGTAAGTAAGGGACGTAAGCACGTTGAAAGACGTGCACTCAACGGAGTCAATGACCGTGGTGATATCGCTGGTCTACCTGCCGTTGTTATTGAGGTTAAGAACCACAAAGAGATGAAGTTGTCTGCATGGCTCAAGGAACTTGAGGTGGAGATGGCTAACGACAAGGCTGAGACTGGCGTTGTCATACATAAGAAGACAGGCACTTTAGACGTTGGCAAGTGGTACGCTACTATGCCAGTGTCGGAGTGGTTTAAACTACTGGAGGAAGCAGGATACTAATGGATGAATTGATTACAGAAGAAGAGATATGCAAGCAGTTACTTGAATTGGCTCAGACACCTGAGCAAGTACGTTACTTAACTAGTAACAATCAGGCTGTGTTATTAAATAAAATGAGAGAGTATGAATCAGAACTAATTAGAGAAGATTCTAATAATAAACAACTTAGGGTAACAACCCAAGCCAAGGAGGAAGCGTACCTTAAAGCAATAGTTTCCTTAGCAAAAGGCGTGTACTCTAACTATGACTACTAAGCACAGCATACAACCTGTGCTTGAACACTACGGTGCAACAAATATACGTGAAACATGGGGCTGGCAAAAGATTAAGTGTGTAGTTCACGAGGATTCAACTGCATCTGCTAGTGTCAACGTAACAGAGAACGCATTCGCATGTCATGCTTGCGGAGTCAAGGGTGACACATATAAAATAATCATGGAGAAAGAAGGAGTGGGATTTCGTGAGGCTATCACAATCGCAGAAACAATCACTGGCGAAAGCCGTGGCAACATACAAGGCAAACATTCATCTAGCAGAAGAGTACCTAGCCAAGAGGGGATTATCTCTCGCAGACGGGGCTACAGCCCACCTAGGAGTGGTCGCAGAACCTCTGCCTAGCCACGAGGCGTACGTTGGTCGCTTGGTTATTCCGTACATCACACCAACAGGTGTAGTGGACATCAGGTTCCGTAGCATGGACAATAGTGAACCCAAATACATGGGTTTACCAGGGACTTCTACCCGTTTATACAACGTAACAGCACTACAATCGGCAGGTGATTTCATTGCGGTATGTGAAGGCGAGATTGATGCGATTACTTTGCACTATAAGTGTGGCATCCCTGCTGTGGGTGTGCCTGGTGCGAACTCGTGGAAGAAACATTACTCACGCATCCTCCAAGACTTTGAGACGGTCTATGTTTTTGCTGACGGTGACCAACCAGGGTCGGACTTCGCAAAGAACCTCGCCAAAGAACTCTCATCAGTAGTAACATTGCAGATGCCAGAGGGTGAAGACGTTAATTCAATGTACCTATCACAGGGGTACGACTATCTAAGGAGCAAGGTATCAGCATGAGCAAGGATGAGTGGGATGATTTCGTTCAGTCAAGAAGAGATAGAGTTTCTGACTGGGAGACTTTTGGAGATGGGCTTAAAGATTTCCAAGATTGGCTTAACCGAGTCAAGAGAGACCTTGACATTGGAGATAACAAGGATGCCTTTGCGGTAGATGATGACTGCATATGCGAAGCATGTGTAACTTTCACCGCATGGGATGACCTATACCCTGATGACTTTGAGTTAGATTCCCTTGATGTGTATGAAGAATTGTGGGATATCTTAATCAAGAAACAGAATGATTATGGTCCTAACAACATCCGTAATGCGCCAGGTGGACCGCTCAATGGGCTACAGGTACGGCTATACGACAAGATGTCACGGCTGATTAACCTTATAGAATCAGGTGCTAAACCTGAGAATGAGTCCCTAAGGGACACGTTTGTAGACATCGCCAACTATGGAGTTATTGGTGTTATGATTTTAGATAACACGTTCCCTGAGGCGAAGGACTACAATGATGAGAGTTAAGCGTGAAGAGTTTGATAAATTTAGGCGAGCCATAAACATATCAATAGACAATCTCAACAAGAGAGTGTACGAACTTGATAGGTCACCAGATAAGCCAGCAACTAAAAGAGAAGTACTGACAGACCGTAACCTTAACAATGCTAAGTTTGATACTTTTGAAGAAGCAATTAATCTTATCTTTAGTATACTTGAATCACACAACCTGAATATAATAACCTGTATGCACTGCAATCAACCACTACCAAAGGGAAACCATGAAGGTTAAAGTTATTGTAAGTGACCTGCAAGTTCCATACCATGACAAGCGTGCGGTTGCTAACGTAGCCAAGTTTATCAAGGCGTTTAAACCTGATGACGTGGTATCTGTTGGTGATGAGATGGACATGCAGACTATCAGTCGCTGGTCTATGGGCACACCAATGGAGTACGAACGTAGCATTGGTCGTGACCGTGACGCAACTGTTCAGGTACTAGAAGACCTACAGGTTACACACATGACACGTAGTAACCACACTGACCGTTTATACAACACAATTATGAAGCGAGCACCTGGTCTACTTGGTGCACCTGAGTTTGAGTTAGAGAACTTCCTTCGGCTAAAAGATTTAGGCATCACTTACCACAAGAAACCGTGGGAAGTTGCACCTAAGTGGCTGCTCTT